GGAGCATTTAAAGAAAGTAAATCCGGATGCATACGACCATGAATATGGTGGGCTACCGATCGGAATAGGAACGGAGATATTCAAATTCTTGGAGATCAGAACCATTACGGATGAAGAGATTGCAAGACAGGAGAGGATCTACCAGGGGCAGGACTGGGGATGGGATCCGGATCCGAAAGCTTTTGTCAGATGTTCCTATAGTCATGCAACAGAAACAATCATGCTCTTGGATGAGATGGGGGGAACCTGTATCAGAACCAGGGATATGGCACAGCAGATCAAGGACAAATGGTATGATGATTATGAGGTCCGTTGTGGAGCTGATGAACAGGAACATATTAATGACTACAGGGATGCAGGACTCATGGCAAGACAAGCCGAGGTAGGCCCCGGAAGTGTGAAGAGAACCTTTGAATGGTTACAGTGCCGTAAGATTGTAATAGATCCGGCAAGGACACCGATGGCGCATAAGGAATTTACGAATTATGAGCATGATGTGGATAAGAACGGACAGCCGATAGACGGATATCCAGACCATGATAACCATTATATAGATGCCGTGAGATATGCGACAAGTCCGTTGTCAATGAGAAGAGGAGAAAGCGCGTAATGGGAATTATTAAAATGATAAAAGGATGGTGGAACAGTATGTTTGAGAAGAACGTAAAAACAGCATTTGGAGTTGAGCCAATTACTTCACAGCTTATGGACGTTGCGGTGCTTAACTGGATGAATACCTATTATGGAAGACCGGTATGGGTGGATCCAGATAACAGGATCAAGACAATCAACTTTGCAAAGGCGGTGTGTTCAGAAACAGCGAGACTTACCAATCTGGCCATTGCAATCGAATTGGATGGAGGTCCAAGGGCAGAGTTTCTTAAGAAGCATATTGATAAAGCCATTATGCCACATTTACGGGAGTGGGTAGAATATGGATGTGCTGCAGGTACAGTAATTATTAAGCCAAACGGAGAAGGAGCGGACCTGGTAACACCGGATCGGTTCTGGATTGTTGAGTTGGATGGAAACCGGAATGTATCGGGGATTGTATTTCAGGATTCCTATCAGAGTGGAAAAGAATATTATACCAAATTGGAATATCACAGATATCTGGATGCCGTAGTATCAATGCCGGGAAAAGAACCAAAGAAAACACGGTATTATACGATCTCTAATAAGACATATAAGAGCGAGAATCCGGACAGTATTGGAAAAGAATGCAGGATTGAGGATACCAAGTGGGCGAACCTGATACAGGAAGTCACAATTACCAAGCAGAATGGTGATACCGTGGATTCTATGTTGTTCGGGATCCTTCGGATGCCAGCGGCGAATAATATTGATCTGAACAGTCCTCTGGGCATGGCTGTCTTTGCAGATGCAATGGAAGAGATGAAAGATCTTGATGTTGCATACAGCCGTAACGCAGGTGAGATCTATGACAGTGAAAGCATAGAGCTTTTGGATGATCGTTTAATTATCCAGTCAGGACAGAAGATTGGAACAGAGTCAGAAATTAAACTTCCACATCACGTACACAACGTATATGGAAATGGTGCAGATTCTTTCTATCAGGCAATTGAGAGACCGATTAATACGGATATTCGTATCACAGGAATAAACAATCTGCTTTCCTTTATTGGCTATAAGTGTGGTTATAGTAATGGTTACTTTGTGTTTGACGAGAAGACCGGCATGGTTACAGCCACACAGGTAGAGTCGGACGACCGTAGAACGATCCAGTTGATTAAGGACGTAAGAGACTGTCTGCAGACTGCAATAGATCAGTATCTTTACGCGGAGTCTGTCATTGCGGATCTGTATCAGCTGGCACCGGTAGGAGAATATGAGGCAAACTATTCATTTGGCGATATCACATACAACTTTGAAGAGGACAGACAACACCATTATAACCTTGCCACTTTGGGGAAATATCCCTGGGAAGAGTATTATGTGGAATATCTGAAATATTCAAGGGAAGATGCAAGGAGACTTCTGGCGTTGGCAGCAAAGGAAAATAAAGACGCTGGTCTTTTAGAGGATGGAGAATGATAGGAAAGAAATTCTTTCAAAAGCAGCTTGGAAAGCTGAGGATTAAGAAAAGAGGTCATGGCTACTCTGTAGAGCTGTCTTTAGAGAGTTTTGGAAAGAAGCTGGACATTGCGCAGGATACGCTTGATGCACAGGTATGGAATGACATTAAGCAGTATATGCCAATGGATACAGGAACGTTGATCAGAGAGACGGATATACTGAATCAATCCACCAGAGGAGAAGTATATCTGTATCCTCCGGACAGTGACTATGGACATTACCAGTATGAGGGTATTAAGTACGTGGATCCGGACTATGGAGTAGGAGCGTTTTACAGTCCGGATTATGGATATTGGAGTAGACCGGGTATAGAAAAGGTTCCATCCAATGAGCCATTATTTTATGGCAGAGAGAGTGCGGAAGCACATTGGGATGAAGTGGCATATCGTGACTGTTCCAAGAAATGGGTAAAGGTAGCTAAACAGGCAGTGAAAGGATAATCGATGTTAACACCGGAGTTTTTGCTTAGAATAGTGGAAGCAGCAGAAGAGAAAACCGCGGAATTAAATAATTATGTTTCTGAACGGATTGCCAAAAGGATTCTTGCACTTTTTACGAGAAAAGGGAAGGTGGAATTGATCCCCTCTTCGGTTCTGGATACCAGGAAAGCCAGAGAGACAGGAAAACTTACGGAGGAAGTAAGCCAACTGGTAGAAGAAAAACTTCCGGAGATTAAGACAGAGATAAGAAAAGCGTTTGTCGAAGCTGCTAATCAGATTGACGCAGATAACAGAGTTTTTACACAGAAGGTTGTGCAGGTAGAATTTGACAATGGTATCATGCAGGATATCGAGCTGCCAGAGCTGTCAGATTATGAGAAGAGCGGTATTCCTCGAAAGATTAAAGATCTGAATCTTACGAAGAGAGAAATCCGGCTGTTGGAGCGGGCATATCGTGCAACCAATGGAACTTTGAATAATCTTACCCGTACAACAGCACTTGCGAGTCAGAGGACCTTTATATCGGCGGTAGATACTGCATACTGGAAAGCAACACATGGCGTAAGTATCCACACGGCCATAGCAGAAGCCGTTGAGGAATGTGCGAAGGAGGGAGCCTATGTGCTATATCCTTCCGGTCACAAAGACCGAATAGAGGTTGCTGTTGCACGGGCAGTAAGAACCGGTGTCAATCAGGCATCAGGTGATATTGCTCTGACAAGATGCGCAGAGATGGGCGTGAATGCAGTGATCGTATCCAGCCATGCAGGGGCAAGATATACGGATAAGGATGAACCGGCAAACCATATGTCATGGCAGGGCAAGGTATACTCTATTGACTGGAAGAATCCGGTATTATCACAGTATGAAGTAACGAAGGAAGAAAAAGAGGAGAATAAGGGAATCTTCCAGTTCCTTGACCGGATTAAGATATTTCTGAACCGACATCAGGAGAAAACAGTGGGGGATTTTATTACAATAACAGGATATGGAACAGGAGAGGGGCTGTGTGGGTGGAATTGCAGACACAGCTTCGGACCGTATTACAAAGGAATCAGCGTCAATGATAATAAAGCATATGATTCAGAGGCTGACAAACGGCAATATGATCTTGAACAGGAACAGAGAGCCAAGGAGCGAAAGATCCGGGATCTGACACGGAGGAGAAACGTCTGTAAAAGGACGATGAAAGAATGTGAGGATCCGGAGCTGAAAGAAGAACTGAAAGGAAAGTATCAGAAAGTACAAAAGTCCCTTGATTTATCCAGAGAAGATTATGAGGATTTTTGCCAGAAGCATAAGTTGAAAACGAGACAGGAGAGACTGAAAGTTTATGAAAAATAAAGTTGCCATGCTCAATAACTCATGTTATCATAGAAATGTAGGGAACAAATGTTTTCAATCATGTGGGTGGTTAAGTTGAGTGATGAGAAAATCCTTACAACGATCAAAGATATTTTGAAAAGAGGAAATAATGCTGAAATAAAGAGAAAAACAGACGGAACGATCGTTGTATATGAAGTGAAAAAGAATATTGTCTCTAAGTAAATTGGTGCTTAGATAGAGCTAATTGGAGCTGATTTGTAAGGAAACTTGCAGGTCAGCTCCTTTTTGTTTGCATTGTAGATCAGTGGTAGATCATCAGAAGCGTTCTGAGAGTCGTAGGTTCGATTCCTGCCGGTGCAATTGCCAGCTGTGGATTAAACAGCACCGTTTCGTGCCGGGCTGACCGGATTAACAACTTTTAAGAAAGGGAGTAACTATGAACGTAATCGAAAAATTGAAACAGTTGGGTGTTGAGATTACACCAGAGATTGAAAAAGCACTTTCCGGAGAATATCTTTCGGAGCTTGAAGTGGAAAAGAAGCTTAATAAAGCAGAACTTGAAAGAGATGGCTGGAAGAAAAAGGCGGAAGATGCGGAAACAACCTTAAAGGGATTTGAGGGAAAAGACTTTGACGGTATCCAGAAGGATCGGGATGAGTGGAAAAAGCGTGCAGAGGACGCAGAGGCCGATTTCAAGAAGAAGATTGAGGAGCGGGATTATGCGGATGCAGTTGATAAGCATGTAGCGGATATCACTTTTACATCGGAAAGCGCGAAAAAAGCCTACGTTGCAGAACTTAAGGCGGCAGGTCTTAAGATTAAGGACGGTAAAATCTTTGGCTTACAGGAGTTTAAAGAAGAGTATTCCAAGAATGATCCTAATGCGATTGTGTCAGAAGAGCAGCAGAGAGCGAATGGGAATATGGCGGTATTTACTTCAAAGATGGGGAATCCACCGAAACCAGGTACTAAGCTTGGCATGAGTGAGCTGATGAAGCTTAAGAATGAAAATCCCGGTCTTGACATCACACAGTACATGTAATGAGGAGGAAAGAACATGGCATTATTTGATTCTAAAAATTTTAATGGGGAAGTATTTGCAGCGTATGTAAATAATGTACCCAATTTGAAAAGAAATGAACTCCTGAAAAGTGGAGCAATTGTAGAAAAGAAACAGTATGCAGCAATGCTTCCGGATCAGGTCGGTGGTAATTATATCACTACGCCGATTAAGGCAAGAATTGGTGGAACTGCATCCAATTATGATGGAAATACGGACATCGGCTCTACCAGCAGAAAGACATATACGCAGGGAAGAGTGGTTGTAGGCCGTGCAAACGGATGGACAGAAAAGGATTTTTCCACGGATGTTACAGGAGAAGAATTCCTTCCGGCAGCACAGGAGGTAGCAGAATACTGGGATGATATCGATCAGGCTACGTTACTGGCTACCTTGAAAGGTATTTTCTCCATGACAGGAGCGGAAAATCTGAAATTCGTCAATGAGCATACCTATGATATCAGTAATGATGCTGATAATACATTCGATGTAACCACATTGAATACCGGTATTCAGAAAGCACTCGGGGATAACAAGGACAAGTTCAAACTTGCTGTTATGCATTCTGCCGTTGCAACCAACATCGAGAATAAGAATTTGATTGCGCATCTGAAATATACGGATAAAGATGGTGTCGAAAGAGATCTTACCCTGTATACCATTAATGGCAGACTTTGTCTTGTAGATGATGATATGCCTACAGAAGAGGGGGCAGCGAAGTATGTTAAGGCGTCTGCTCATGCAGAGAATGCCCTTAAGGTAGTGGCAGATGGTACCGAGAGCCTTGGAGCCAATGAGATTAAGGTAGCGGATGTAACACCGAAGGATAAGAATTACACTCCTGCAGCAGGTGACTATGTTGTTTATCTTCCGGCCGGAACGGTATATACCACTTATGTCATGGGTGAGGGTGCGATTGAGTACACCAATTGCGGTGCGAAGAAACCCTATTCCATGAGTGCAGATGAAAAGACCAATGGTGGACAGGAAACCCTTTGGAGTAGACAGAGAAAGATCTTCTCTCCTTATGGAATTTCCTTTAAACAGCCGAACTTTGTATCCCCTACAGATGAGCAGCTGGCAAATGGAGCTAACTGGGAACTTGCAAACAGTAACGAGACAAGTGGAAAGGAATACTTCCCTCATAAGGCTATTCCGATCGCAAGAATCAAGACAAGAGGATAAGGAGGTAAGAGGGAATGGTAGAGTTCGATTTTTATGAGCAGACATATTTCGGGGATATCATTCCCTCTGAGTCTTTCCCAAAGATGGAGAGTCGTGCTGTTGATGAACTTAAGATGATGACGCGTGGAAAAATAACCGGAGAAGAGGACTATGAGAAGAAAGCCGTCTGTGCAGTTGCAGAGCAGCTTTATCTGATCGAACAGGAAAGAACCCGGACAGGTACCGACGAAGAGGGAAAAGGAAAGGTTATTAAGTCCAAAACATCCGGGGATGAGTCTAGATCCTATGAGATTCAGAAAAGCACAGTACAGGAAGCACTTACCAGTAACCAGGCAAGAAATGAACTCCTGTATTCTACCGCGAGGATATATCTGACAGGAACAGGGCTTTTGTTCTGGGGGATCTAGGAGGAGTGTATGGGAATTGGTTATGTGGATTCTGTAGTGCTTTATAACAGATATGTGGATCCTGATTCGGAAAAGGAATATTACTATGGCACGCAGTTCGACGATGTACGGATCGAACTGACACAGGGAGCGAATATCCAGAAAAGTGGAATAGACAGTGCAGATACCTGTAAAGTCAAAATCCCAAATGATGGATCACTTCCCAAACCGTATATGACTCCGGAAATATGGCAAAACGAAGGGGAAAAGAGCAGTTGCTTTACCATTAATACTGCAGGGACAGATTTCCTTGTAATCACCAAAAAGACGGAGTTAGGAATAGATATCGAAGTGCCGGGCGGACTTGTAGACAGTGATACATACGATGGGGGATTTTTCCAGTACATAAAGGAAACTTACGGCCATGCGTATAAAGTTACGACTTCGAATGTCTATAACGTAATTCCACGGTTTGAGGTAGGAGGTAAGTGATGGAAGCGGAAAAGGTTGAACAGCTTAGTCCGGAAGAATATGAGCTGATCGGTAATGCGCTATATGAACTTATGAAGCGGTGTCCATATATTCCCAAAAAGACGGAGTTAGGATATCAGATCAGAGCAAAGGGAGTGTCCCTATCTCTGGTAACGGTAAGCTCTGTAGTAAAAAACAGGGATATTTTGGATGGATTTACTGCAGAAGTCCGGTTTCAGATTGCTTACAAGAGCTTTCCAAGTACGAATCTACAGAGAATCAACGCACAGGCGGTCCTTGATAAGATTATTAAGTGGTTCACGGAGCTTACAGAATATCCGGAACTTACAGAAAAAAGAAAAATAACGAGCATATCTGCAGCCCCGAGCCTTCCGTTCGTGGATCGGGCAGATGCAGATGGAAATGTAGTTTTTGCAGCGGATGCTGTGATGGAATACAAGAAAAAAGGAGAGTAAGAGCATGAAGAGAAGTAAATTAAGACATTTTGTGGATATCAAAATGGATATAACCTATGCTGCATCAGAATTTCATCTTCTCGGAGAAGGTATTGCTTCTATGATAGAAGAATTCAATCCGGAAGAGGAAAGTAATCAGTGGATCAATCAGGAATCCGGAACTACTGATATCAAGAGTTATACTCCTTCCCTTGAAGTGGAACGGCAGAATGTAGATCAGGATGATACGGATCTGACAGACTGGTTTAACAAGATGATCGATACCCTTCCAACAGGTAAGGATGCAGCCACATCCTATGTCAGAGTAAGAATTACAGGCGATGGACCTACCTACCCTGCGATTTTACAGCCCTGTACGGTAACCGTTGGAAGTACCGGCGGTGATGCTGGCGCAAATGTAACAGATACCATTACCCTTGGTGGACGTGGTGACAAAATTGAAGGAACCTTCAATGCCACCACAAAGACATTTACACCGAAGGAATAGTCACTATTGGTATTAAGGCAACTTAATATATCTGGGGTATGTACCTTTCTCTCATATCCCAGATTTGAGAAAGGATATTAGGCATGGAAAAACTTAAAATTAACAGTGGTTTAAAAAAGATTGAAGTCAATGATAATGGAGAATATATCACCGTAAACTTGAGTGATAATACCTTCTTTGAGAATTTCAATAATCTCATGGATTGGATGGATGAAAAACAGGTATATATCGATGAAAAGGAAAAAGCTCTTCAGGAAAAATATGCAGATCAGAATCCGGGAGAAATTAACATTAAGATCAT